TTACCGTGCTAACGGGTTTATCCTCCTTCATCTCTGAAGCCGAAATGGAAGATTTCACTTCAGAACCAACCAACCACTACGTCCTTGGAAAGGGGTCTCATTTAGTTGACGCACTCCACCTTCGTCCCGCAAAGACAGGGTCAACCACTTCTGAGGACGTTATCCCTCTTCACTTCGAGGACCCCAACTTACGTGAGATCGCTAAGTATGGGGGGTACTCAACCTACAGCTCTAACTCTAACACCGATCCTCAGGTGAGAGAGAGTCTAAAGTTATTCAACCGAGACGTCTACGAGGACATCCGTGGCTTCACTCGCCGCCCACAAGGTAACGTGGGTATGTACACAGCTTTGAACAAGTTCAGTGGCGAGAAGAGCACATTCAACAGTCTCTCACCATCTCAAAAATCTTCGATGCGGCGTTCAATCGCCAAAGCGAAGAAAGCATTCAAATTGCCCTACAAGCGTGACCCGCTTGATTGGCATGAGGTAGGACAATTCCTCAGACGTGACACGTCTGCAGGATCAACTTTCATGGGAGCCAAGAAAGGCGACTGCATGGAAGAGATCTACCATGAAGCAAGATGGTTAGGACACCGAATGAAACAGGGTGGCAAGACCAGTTTCAACCCTTCGAGGATGCGGTTCCCTCCGTGTCTTGCAGGTCAGCGTGGTGGTATGTCAGAGATTGACGATCCAAAAACGCGCCTGGTTTGGGTATATCCAGCAGAGATGTTAGTTGTCGAAGGGTTCTACGCCCCTTTGATGTATCGCGACTTTATGAACGATCCCAACTCACCTATGCTAAATGGAAAAAGTGCGCAACGCCTTTACACCGAATGGTGTTGCAAACTAAGGGAAGGGGAGACACTGTATGGTATCGACTTTTCGTCTTTTGACACAAAAGTACCAGCGTGGCTAATTCGTGTGGCTTTTGACATTGTGAAGCAGAATGTCAACTTTTCTACCTTCGAGGGAAAACCAGTAGGTAAAGAAGATGCTCAGAAGTGGCGAAACGTTTGGGATGCCATGGTGTGGTATTTCATTAACACTCCCATTTTGATGCCGGACGGACGTATGTTCCGTAAGTACCGGGGTGTACCTTCCGGATCTTGGTGGACGCAGATTATCGACTCAGTAGTGAACCACATACTTATCGATTATCTTGCCGACTGCCAGCAAGTAGAGATCCGAAACCTGAGGGTTCTGGGCGACGACAGTGCGTTCAGAGCAAACGACCAGTTTGATCTGGAAGTTGCAAAACTAGATTGCGTTCCAACTGGAATGATTATCAAGCCCGAGAAGTGTGAAAGAACAAAGGACCCATCCGAGTTCAAACTTCTAGGTACTAGATATCGTGACGGTCGCGTTCATCGTGACACCAGTGAGTGGTTCAAGCTCGCACTCTATCCGGAATCAAGCGTGTATACGCTTGAAGTTTCGTTCACTAGGCTTGTAGGCCTGTGGATAGGAGGTGCAATGTGGGACAAGGTCTTTTGTGAATTCATGGACTTTTATCAAACATGCTATCCTGTACCCGAGGAGGGGTGGTTCTCCAAGGATCAGAAACGATGGCTAGAGGTCGTCTTTTCAGGCAAAGCCCCCAGAGGCTGGACTACTAAACGTAGTCTGTTCTGGCGTTCAATCTTCTATGCTTACGGCTAGGAGTGACTCTAACAGTAGAGTGAATCATATTT